CGCTGGGGGCGATCAACAACATCACTACTGCGATGACGGGGGCGTTGATCTCGGGCAACACTATCGTAAACCAGACGGCCTCGAGCACCAAAGCTCTTGTGTTGCTGTCGGGCTCGACGGGAGTAATCAGTGACAATCGAGTAGGGATTCTTTCCGGCACCGCCCCCTTCACGGCCGCGGGAGCGTATTGGCTCGCCAACTACTACGCTGCTACTGCCGGCTCTATCGGTCTGATCCAGTAAGGAGTCCCCCATGGCTTCGGTTTGGGCAAAAGCTCTCAGTGGGACCGACCCTGGTTCCAAGAACGTTCACGTCCAAGTGAACGGCGTTGTGGATGGGGGAGGATTGGATTGGCAGACCCTCATCGCGGTGAAGGACTTCCATGCCAGCGGCCTTCGCCTCGACGCTGTTAGCTATGCCCTCTCCGACAAGCTTGAGGTCCTGCTCGCCTGGGATAAGGACGTGGAGGGGGAGGAGCCGCACGTGTTCCTCCCTCTCAACGGCCGAGGGCGGTTGGACTTCGACTCCGTCAACGGGTTGCAGAATACGGTGGGGGAAGGAAAGACGGGGAATGTCCTTGTTTATGCCTCCCCTACCGCGGCAGTGACCCGCCCCTTGTACTTCACACTCGCTCTCGATTTTTCGAAGCAGAGGAGTTAATATGGCAAATCGAAGCGCAGACGCAACCGTCCCCGCGCATGATGCGGTAGTGGTGGTGCCCAACGACAACACTGTTATCCCGGTGACTCGGGGTCTGTATGTGGGTGTCTCGGGGAACATCACTGTTCGTATGATCGACCAAGCGGTCCCGTACAACACTACCGGCAACACAGTCACTTTCACTGCCGTCCCCGTTGGAATCCTTCCTGTCCAGGTGGACAAGATCCTTTCCAGCGGTACGACCGCAAGCAGCATTCTCGCTCTGTACTGAGGAATTGCCATGCACTCGAAGCGCTCTCATGAAGGTTGGCTCTTCTCGTCGAACGGTATGACAGGCCGAACGACTGAGTGTGCAACCATCACGTGTTCCCACTGTCAACAGGTCATGATCGTCAACCCCTTGCGCAACAGGGAAAGAGCCTATTGCACTGGGTGTGACCATTACATCTGTGATGGCTGTGGAGCTGTTCGAGCGCTCAACGGAGGAAAATGCCGCACATTCAAGCAAATCGTTGAGGAAGCGCAAGAGGCAGCGGCCGTCGGTCGTACGCCTTCCGGAATCATCCTTTCACCTTATTAGGAGCCTGTTATGGCCAAGCGTGTTTTGGGTCTCACGACCTTCACCCCCACCGCGACGGCGGACACGACCAATCTGGTCGATGCCACGTACTTCGGTGTGATTCAAGGTGGTTCGTCCACCCAACGGATCAACATTCTCGAAATCTTCATGGGAGGGCAAGCAGGTTCGTCTGCTCCCACCTTCATGCTGCTCGCCCGCGACAGCACGATTGCGGTGACCGTTTCGTCCGGTACGGGCCAGACGGATGCAGCGATGGACGCCTCCACGGCAGCTCTCGCCGCCCCGCCGGTCGTCGGGAATACCGCGACCACCAAGCCGCAGCGTTCGTCTACCCTCCACCTGCTGAACCTCTCGTTCAACGCGTTTGGTGGGCTGGTGCGGTGGCTGGCGGCGCCTGGGGAAGAGATCACCACCATCGGCAATACCGCGTCGCTGGGAGAGGTTTCCCTCTCGGCATTCACTGGTGGCACCCCCGGCCTGATGGGCGGCCACATCATCTACGAACCGTTCTAAGTCGAACGTAGGCGAGTATCATGGCAACCATACTGCGTGACCCTCTGATCACTCGCATTGAGCGAGCGAACCCTTCTGCGGCGGCCAACGCCCAACCGTGGAGGGGTTCCAATATCGCCCTGCTAACGGCGGTGGTGGTAGTTCAACCTATCTTCCCGCCATTGTTTCAAAATCCCACTCCGCCGCGGTGGTCTAACGACCTGCGGACGTGGTTCAATTTCCAGACGACGCCGATCACGACCCCGGTCACGGGGTTCGACTTCGTCAACACGCGGTCGTCCTTGCCGCCGCAGCAGCCGTATGTCACGCCCAATGTGGCGCTGTCGACGACTCTTCCCCCCGCTATTCCGGCCGGGGTGGCAGGGAGCTACGACCAACCGAATCCGCAATTGCCGGATCGTTTCCGCGTCTTCCGCTTCCCACAGTACCCGAACTTCCAGGTGCTGCCGCAGCCGAATGCGCAACCCTTCTGCAACGTGGATTGGCCTGTGCCAAAGGGACCGACGTACCCCATGAGCCTTCGGGTGTTGACGGGGTCGATGGATCTGGGGGATCGTCTCCCTCCACCGGGGGTCGCAGAGGTCATGAACACCCTGTCGATCAGCATCCTGGCTTCTAATCGGATTGGGTTCTAAATGCCAATCAGCTTTTCCAGCGGAGGATTCCCGATCATCCCTATTGTGGGAGGGGGTGGTGGGGGAGGTGGCGGTGGTGGGGGCAGTGCTCCCGTGATCCTCTTCACCGACTTCCGGGCAGGCCCGATTACGGGAGGGGAGAATAATAAGGGTTGCTACGTGACCCTGTATGGATTCAACCTCGGGAACTTTGCGGATTATGGAGTCACCAACCACATCACCATTGGGGGAGTGGAGGTAGACAACTACCGTTGCATGTTTAACATGATGGGGGCAGGGTCGGGCGGTCCTGGGCAGGGGGTGTATGAGACCTGGGGGGCGAAGGGGATCACGTTCCAGGTGGGGGCCCTGGGGAGCCCGACGCTCGGAGTAGCGCTGAAGATTGATCTGACAGTGGGGGGAGTGCACCCTTCTAACCCCACGGACGGGAGTGGGAACTATAAGAACTTCGCCGTTAAGATGGACGGGTCGGCGAACTCTCTCACGTTCACTCCTAACCCCGGTGCGATCATCTTTGTAGACAGGGCGAACGGGAACAACGCAAACCCAGGGACTATCGGTTCGCCGCTCAAGGATCTTCAGATCTCCACCGGCTTCGGCGGGGCGTTTTTGTGTGCCACCGGGGCGGGGCAGACGAACGGCATGAAGCCCGGAACGCATGTTATCGATTTGGGCGGGAGTACCAGCACGGCAGGTCTTAGTGGATTTGCCGTGGGGCTCTTCCGTATTGGGGGCACGTTGGAAACGGGGGCCACTAACTCTGGCCCAATCTGCTATACGAGGTATCCCGGGGCAGCGGGAGCGAACTCCCCGGCACTGGTCACGCTCAACCCCGCAATCGATGGAGGAGGGAACGGCGGGGGAGGCTTCAACGGGAACGATACTGCCCGGGCACAAGAGACGAATCCGTATGATGGTCAGCAAGGATGGGGAAGGTCGATCCACATCTCCAACGTCAAGATCGTTTCGTCGGCGAATGCTGCTCGGGATGGCGCTCCTATCAATCTGGAGTCGAGCGGGAACGATTGGCGGATTGTGAACTGCGATTTGTCGTGGCCGTGGGTTAGTAATGCTTCGAACATCACCAACGCTGCAGGCATCGCTGGCAACGGTACTGATGTGATGTACTTGGGTAACTACATCCATGATATTCGAGGAGTCGTGTCGGCGAATCAGAACCACGGAATGTACATTGACGGTTCGCTGGTGTGCGCAAATGGAGTTGTGGTTTTCTTGAACTGCATCAATACGATTACTGCCGGTAATGGAGTCCAGACGTTTAACTCTCAGGCCTCCGGGGCCATTCAAAACATCTCGGTGCATAACAACTGGATAGAGAACACCAACAAGCATGGGCTGAATGTCTCGGATAATACGCAGAGTCGAATCGACTTCAACAACGTTGTGGTGGCGTCGGGGGAGGCTGGTTATAACGTTTCGACGGGAGCGGTGACGGTTGCTGCAGGGGTGAAGAATTGGAACAACACTTTCTACGGCTGGGCGAGGGTGGTGACGAGCCGCCCTTGCTGGTGGAACCAGGGGATTGTAGGATCGTCCCCCGCGTCGACGGATACGCGGAACAACATCTTCTGCCAAATTAATGGTTACCCGGGGACGTACACTTGGGTCGTGACCAACGGCGGCACGGACACCTTCGGCTATAACCAGTGGTACGACGTGAATGGGATTGCGGGGAGTAAGCCCTCCAATGACACGACAGGAGCGACAGGTGACCCGCAGTTCACCAATGCTGCTACAAAGGATTTTACGCTGCAAGCGACCAGTCCCTGCGTGGACTCGGGCACTACCCCTTTGCTGAGCACTCCTTACGACTTCCTCCTGAAAACTATCAGCGGTCAGATTGATCGCGGCGCGTACCAACGGGGAGCGACCTACCCATGAGCTTCGTACAAAAGAATACTCTCACAGGCTTTTTGGGGGTAACCTCGGCGTCGTCCAGTATTACTGGGGCGACCCTTCACAACCTGCTGGTGCTGTTCATTAGCTGGGATGTGAACGGGGGGACGACAGGGCCCTCATTGGACTCGACTGCGATCGCGGCGGGATGGTTAACGGCGAGGAATCCTGCCGGTATCACAGCGATCGGCAACAGTGGATGGGCAACTGGAATGTCCATCTTCTATCGGCAGGATGCAGCGTCTGGGACCAACACGGTCAATGTGACCTTCCCCAACTCTACCCGGGCCCAAACTCTTATTGCGGAGTTCTCGGGGTACGCGACATCGGGAGCGTTGGACATCACGGCTACGAATAATGTAGCAAACGGTACGACGGTGACGGTTACGAGTGCCACTACGAATCAGGCGACAGAATTGGTAGTGGTTGGGGTAGCAGCGGACTTTGTGGCCAGCAACTCGAACATCGGGATCACCGATCCTCCGACGGGGTATACTTCGTTGGCAGTGCTGCAGGACACCAATACTTATGCAGGACTGGAGTTCTCCTACAAAGAGGTGACGAGCACTGGAACGCAGTCGGCGACGTGGTCATGGGCTACCTCCGGGGAAGGTATTGCTTCGTTGGCGACCTTCGGAACGTCCGGATCGAGCGATACTCTTCTGGGGCAAGCGCTGCTTTAACCGATGCCAGTCTGCCTCAGCGCCACCGGATTCCCCTCCGCTCAGCCGGCGGGGCCGAGCTTCACCCCGTTGATCTTGGCGACCCCGGTGATTGGGCAGCCGCTGAATTACACTACCCCCGGGTACGCAGGGCCAGTGACTGGGCAGCAATGGTATTGGAATACGGGATCGGGGCCGGTGCTGATCCCTGGGGCGACAGGGGCGACCTACACGCCAAGTCTTACAAGTGCACGGGGTGGGGCTAGCGACGTCGGTGGGTTTCCCAGTGTAGCAGTAATCACTCCCTTTGGCACTTATCGGAGTCAAGAGTTCGCGGCGTCGAGTCAAGTTATTGCCCAAACGGGCGTGCTGACAAAGGCTAGCCCCACCTCGGGAACGAACTTCATCGCGACGGAAGCTACCACGATTACAATCCTGACTGTGTGCATTGTGCGGCTAGTCTGCCCTCTTGGGCCGAACCCGACATTCTACATCGAGACGACCGTAGCCCCCGGGACGTATACGGGGGGTGTGAGTAACTTCGGTGACCCGACTTTGTTGGGAGGTTCGCAGTTCAGTTGCAATGTTTATTCGTATTTGTCCTTGGCCCCTGCGGCGTGCGTGGATCAGGTGGCGGCTAGAGCGGCCACAGCTACCCGCCCAGCGGCGAGCACTGGGGTTGGGTTCTTCACAAAGAGCGGAGCGCTGTACGATGCGAACGGTCATCGCTTTGATGGTCGGGGGATTAACCGATTGCACTGGGATTGCAACCGCCCGGGGAATGATACTGGGTTGTTCAACGCGGAGGCTAACATCCACCGCCTGTTTGTGGATACCTCCCAGAACTGGGCGACGGTAAATCAGCCCCTTGTTGACGCAATGATCTCGCACAGTGTTGTGCCCCAGCTGGTAATCCCCTATGTGCGGGCGAACTTTCAAGCGTCGTTCTCTGGCACAACAATGACGGTCACTGCGATGAACTCGGGGGTGATTGGGTGTGCCGCGGCGTTCAGCTCGGGGGCGGGAGGCGGATTTATTTCGACAGGGGTGTCTTCGACCACGGTCATCAAAGCACAGTTGACTAACACTAACCCGAGCGGGATTCCGGGGAAAGAGGGTACGTACACTACAAGCACGACGAACAACATTGCGACTCCGCAGAACGTTGTGTACAGTAACGGTACGACCGGGCAGACCGCTCCGGACTTCGCCGTAGCCGCGGCTCAGGTGTGGGTTGATAACTACTCAAACTTCGGCCCCTATGAACGGTGGATGCTGCTCAACATCATCAACGAATGGGGAGCGTCCGCAGGAACCTACACGGCCTCGTTCTCAGGGACTACGATGACGGTCCCTTCGAGTTCGGCTAGTGTGTACCTCAATCAGCGGATCAATGGGACTGGGGTCACACCGTGTAAGGTAGTTCAGTTCCTCACAGGCACTGGCCATAATGGGACCTACCAAGTTGACGTGGATCAGGGCACGCTCGGCAACACCACGATGACGGATGTCACCTGGCGCGACACCAATATCACCATGGTGCAGATGCTGCGCACGGCCGGCTATAAGGGTACGATTGTGCTGGATGCTCCTGGGAGTGGGCAGGACGCGCCGTCGGCCGGGAGAGCCTGGACCATCATCAATCATGCCGCCGCGATTCAGTCTGCCGATCCCCAACAGAACATCCTTGTTGAATTGCATGTCTATGGCAGTTACCCCGCGGGGTGGTTGGCGGCGACTGCTCAGGCGCTTGCCACTGCCTCAACCTCTTCGGGGATTCCTTACTGCATTGGAGAGTTTGGCCCGGCTAACCAGAATGCCGCGTCCGGATCTATCTCGACCGCGCAGACTCTCGAAACAGTTTCTGTATCGTTTGCCTGTAGGCTGGGGTGGAAGTATTGGGCGTGGGATGACCCGGTGAACGCCACTAATACTACCACCATTTACTACGCGGCTTGTTTGAAGGCTAACAGCAACTGGTTCTCGACTTCGGACCCGGCGGAGCTTACAGCAGCCGGCAGACAGTTATTGCTCGATAGCACCTACGGTTTGACATTCATCACCGTCCCCGCTACCATCTTTCCGTAACCCAACCTCGGAGAATTTCATGCCTGACGATCTTGACCCACTGCTTTCGCGGATGCTGAAGGAGCATGATAAGGAAGAGTTGTCTGATCTGTTCGCCTTCGCAGTGGATAGGTGGTTGGATAAGCAGTTTGCGAAGTTTGGCAAGTGGGCTGTGGCAGGGGTAGCGGCAGCGCTCTTTGCCTGGATTGTGAAACTGTATGTTGCCTCTGGGGGGGTGAAATGAGCACGGCGCAGTATGTTGTTACTAAGGCGTTCGAGGACGCGGGGATTTTGACGCTGGGAGGAACCCCCTCTTCGGATCAGTACAACCGTGGAATGGATCGGCTGAACGATATCATCAACCTCTGGGCTACCCAAGGATTGAAGTTGTGGCTCAACGAAGACATCCCGGTGACACTGGTTGCGGGGCAGACGACGTACTCGATGGGGCCAGGAGGGGACGTCAACATGACAAAGCCCCTGTCGGTGTTTCAGGCATACTACCTGACCAGTACGCAAAGCCGGCAGCCGCTGACTATCCTCTCGCGGGATGAGTGGACGAGGTTGAGCCAGACCAATGTTCTAGGTTCCCTCAACTCGTTCTTTCCGGATAAGCAACTGGCCTTCCTGTACGTCAACTTTTACAACACTCCCGACGCGACAGCGGCGACTGGCACGGCTCACCTCATCACGAGGATTGCCGCGAGCAATGTCTCCTCTATCTTGAACAACGTTGACTTCCCGCCTGAGTGGACTATTGCTCTTCGCTGGGCTCTCGCGGATGAGTTGGCAACCAACCAGCCGAAAGAGATTCAAGACCGCTGCGCCCAACGAGCAGGGGCGTATCGGACTGCTCTCGAGGATTGGGATGTGGAAGACGCCCCAACGTTCTTTGCTCCCGACTCTCGAATCCAGTACGCAGGCGGGAGGTTCCGGTGACTGACGCACGTTCCGTAGTTCTCCCGATCTTTTCTCCAATCTCCAATCGGGATCAGAGTATCCTTAAAGACTCCCGTCTCTACAACGGGTTTGCCGAGAAGGGGCAGGGAGAGAGCAAAGAAGAGGTGTGGGTTTATAAGCGACCAGGGTTGAAGTACTCTTCGACAGTGGCTGCGGGAACTGGGCTAGGAGTGTTCAATTGGAAGGGAGATATCTACTCCGTCTTCAACGGGCACCTCTACAAGAATGGAGTGGATAAGGGCGCTGTGGATACAACCAGTTCCTACACCTTCACTTCGTGCCTTGGGGCGACTCCGAAGCTCTTCCTCAAGAACAAAGCGAAGGCGTATAACTACGACGATGGGGCGGGGTTGGTACAGGTGACGGATGTCAACTACCCAGCGACGACGGTGAGGGGATGCGCGTACCTGGATGGGACGACGTACATCTTCACCCCTACCTCATCCATCAATGGAGATGACTTCAATGACCCTACGACTTGGGACCCCCTCAACACCCTCCTCGTGCAGATCGAGCCCGACGCCCCGCAATGCTTGGCAAAGCAGCTCGTCTACATCATCGCAATCAAGTCGACGGAGACGGAAGTCTTCTACGATGCGGGCAATGGGACGGGATCACCACTTGGCGCTGTTCAGGGTTCGAAGCTTGGGGTGGGTGCTCGTTCAGCAGAGTCCGTTGTTCGATGCGGAGATGATCTGGCCTGGGTGGGGACTACGACGGAAGGGGACATCCAAGTCATGTTCATGTCGAAGGTCCATGGGGAGAGTATTTCAACTCCTCCTGTGGAACGGCTACTCGCCCCCCTTGATTTCAGTGTGGTCTACGCGTGGTCTGCAAAAGTGGCTGGGCACCGCTACTACGTGGTTACGATCAAGAATAGTAATCTGACGTTGGCCTTCGATCTCACAAGTGGACTGTGGTATATTTGGACTGACCCGAATGGGAACTATATTCCTATTGTGTCGGCGACCTACAACTCGAGCGCCCAGCCAGTGCTGCAGCATGAGTCGAATGGGAAGCTGTATACCTTGGATGCGCAGACGTTCCAGGATGACGGAGTGAATTTCACCTTTTCGTTGTTCACCCCCAATTTCGATGGAGGGATGCGGACAACGAAGACGACGGGGACGGTTGACGTAGTCGCAGATGAGATCAACACCAACATCAATATCTCTTGGAGCGATGACGACTACCAAACCTTTACGACTCCGCAGACGGTTAACTTGAACCAGGGGCGTGTGACAATCCAGGACGGAAGTTCGTACCGCAAGAGAGCCTACAACATCACTAACACCGACAACACGTTTCTCCGCGTCAAGGCTCTCCAGCCCATGACAGCAGCGAGTAACCACTAATGGCCTTCCAACCAGTCCCCACTTACCAAGACCCTGTCGAAGTTGACAAGAGGACTGGGAAGTTCCAATTCAACCCTACGTGGTTGAGTTGGTTCTTGACGCTGAGTAATGGAGGGTTGTCGAATACGATTCAGCACAACTCACTGCTGGGATTGCAAGGGGGTGGGAGTGGACAGTTCTATCACCTTACTTCGACGCAGCTTAATAGCATTCCCTTCCGCAACACCGGGGCTATTGCGACGATTACCCCGGGAGCCTCTCCCTATACCTACACCAACTCCGATGGCTTCGACGAGGACGTGATTGTGCAGGGAGGGACGGTATCAAAGATCGAGTTTGGGAGAGGGGCAACGTTTCAGGACGTTGGTCTGACGGCGGGGATGTACCATCTCTCCCCTGGGGATAAACTTAAGGTGACCTATACGGTCGTCCCAAATATGGTAAAGGTGCCGCGATGAGCTATGAACTGGAAATCAAACCCCTCCAGGGGAATGTGACGACGGGAGAGTTGATGACGCTCGCCCGCAAGATGATTGCGGAGAGTCGCTTTGCCCGGCTGGGGGTGGACACCGACAAGCTATTCTTCCACGCAAGTGATATCTTGGCGAACGAAAAATCGCTGGCTTTCGGGGCGTTCAGCTTCGGTGTATTGTCGGGAATGGCAATTGGGGTTTGTGGGGAAGTTCTCCCCTTCACCTCGTCGATCGTGGCGACGGAACATTATCTGTACGTGGTGCCAGAGCATCGAGGAGGGTCTGCTGCCCCCGCTCTCGTCAACTGCTTTATTCAGGAAGCAAAAAGGCGGGGAGCGAGGGACGTGGTACTGAGTAACGGTTTTGGCGGTGACGCGGCGAAAGCTGAACGTCTCTTCGAACGGTGCGGGCTGACCCGTGTCGGAAGCATCTTTACTCTTGGAGATTGATATGTGCGGTGGACTTGTTGGTGAGGTTTTCGGTGGCGTGGACAAGCTCGCCAATTCGATCAACCCGATGAAGCAGCCAATGCAATGGCTCACGGATAACACTGTTAGCAAGGTGTTCAAGCCCGCGGGGCAAGCGTACGATTATTCAAACAGCCACCCACTGGAGAGCCTCATTGCCATGATGGCGGCTGGGGCAGGTGCGAGCGCGCTTGGAGGCGGTGCGGGAGCTGGAGAGGCAGGAGCAGCGGGCGCAGCTGGCGCGGGAGCTGAAGCGGGAGCTGGTGCTGGAGCTGGAGCTGCGGATGCGGGCTCCATCAACCTCTTTGCCGATGCCGTTCCGGGAGCGGCTGGGGATGTAGGAGCTACCGCAGGTGGGATGTCGGGGCTTGGGGCGGACACCGCGGGCATTGGGATGGCGGAAGGAGGGAACTCTGGCGGGTCGTTCCTCTCAAGCCTTCTGGGGGGTGGCAGTTCGGGAGGTGGTGGTTTCGGCCTTAATCTCGGCACCGCAAAGAACGGTCTCGGCGCTATGCAAGTTCTCTCGAGCCTCTATGGAATGGAGCAGAGCAGGAAGTTGCAAAAGGGTGCGACGAGTGGAGCGATGTCGAAGGCAGGACTGCAAGCGGTGCAACGATCGATGGCAGCACAGGGATACCAAGGCTCGGGCAACATGATGCAGGCCCTGAGTAAGTACGGTGCGGATGCGTACTCGGGGAATCTCGCACAACAACAAGCAGGTCTCTCCAACACCATGTCGAGTCTTGGTCTGTTGACCGCGGGCATCGGCAACATGGCAGGGTGGGGTGGAACGGGGAATAAGCCATGAGCGGCATCGGTCAGGAGTTCATGGCGCCGATCCTCCAAGACCAAACGTATCGGCAAAACGAACGGACACTTCCAGTGGAGCTGGCGCAGAAGGCTGCGAACACGCGGTATACTACAGCGCTGGCGGATAGGGTTGAATCAGAGACGGCGGCCGAAAAGAAGGTGGCTGCGATGATGGCACAGCAGGCGGGGATGCCTCCGGGAGCTGGTGGGGCGGGGTCGATTTCCGATCTTCTCCTGGGACAGTCAGACATGTGGGCGAAGGCAGGGAGTCCTGTTAAGGCCGCGGCACTGGCACAACAAGCGGCCCAAGCGAGGGCTCACGAAGCTACTGCTCGGGCGGCGCAGGTTCGCGAGGCTGCCGCCAAGGTCAAGATGCAAGGGGACCAGTTTAAGCGTGCCACCGAACTGTTGAGTGGGGTAAAGGATCAAGAGAGCTGGCAGAACGCCAACACCCTCTTCGAGAAGGAGACGGGGCAGGAGAGTCCGTTTAAGAGTATCCCCTACGATCCCGATACGGTCAAGGCGTTGCAGGGAGCGGCTATGACCGCCTACCAAAAGGCGCAGGTAGAACTGCGGGGTAAAGCGGTGCAGGCGACGATTACGAATGTTGCTTCGGAAATCAAGAGCCGCGCGGTTCGGGATGGGGTGGCGCTGGAGCGGCTTCGGGTTTCGCAACAGCGGGAGCAGAGGCTTTCCAAGGCGGGAGGGAAGGATATTGGAGCGCCGGGGAAAGCGGAAGTGTCGGCCGCGGATAAGTTGATTGGAGATACTGGATTGGAAGGGGATGAGCGGGATGCTGCTGCCTTCTCTATCGCATCCGAAGCAAAGATGCTGCGGAGGAAGAACTCGGCGCTGAGCGCGGATGAGGCACTGCGACAAGCGGCCCTCACGGCGAAGATGAATGGGAGTATCACTCCGGGGCAACATAATTATCTTTCTCCTAATGTTCCGGCGAAGTTCAACGCGCCGGTGTCCCTCCCCACTAGCGGCAAAAAGTCTGACCTTGTCCCCGGCCAACTCTATAAGCAGGGAGACAAAACGGCTAGGTGGACGAAGGATGGATGGCAACTGGTAGGCAAGTCCGCGCCGAAGGCGGAAGCTCCTAGTGGTGGCGGGGGTAGCTCCGACGGCGAAGACCCCGAGGGTGACGACAATGAATGACATCCCTGCGTTCCCTTCAGAAGGAGGGGCAGATGCTATCCCTGACTTCCCGACGGGAGGGAAGGCTGCGTCTGCAAAGGTAGATCCCAAAACGCAACCGGGATATGAACCTCCGTTCGATTGGCACGACCTCTTCAACTTCAAGGGGCAAGCCCAGAAGAATGTGAAGAACCTTGAGTCGGCCGCCGACATGGCGTTGGCTACTCCAGGGATGGTGATTGCGAGCGGGGAGGATGCACTAGTGCGGGCAGGGCGGCAGATGGAGCCGGGGCAGACCCACAAACAAATCTCGGCCGCGGGGACGCAAGCCTACGACGCGATAATGGATAAGGCAGGGAGTCCTCTGCACAAGGTGCTGAAGTGGGCAGGGATTGGCGGGGATGGAGAGCCATCGGACATCGACAAGTTGATGGGGAAGGCCGAAGATCTGGTGAGTTCGAGTGGGGATGAGGTTGCTTTGAAGACCGGGGGAGCAATTAACTCCGATGACGTGAAGTCCGTGTTCCGCGCGGCCATGGCTCTGGCGGGTGGGAAAGGACTTAAGGAGGGTCTGACGAAGTTGGCGCAGAGAACTCCTAATGTTACCTTGGACGCGATGAAGTCGGCTCCGGAGGTGGAGCGGGCAAAGACTTACCAAACGGCGCAAGAGGCGAAAGAACCGCAAGCTCCAGTGGAGATGGCGGGAGAGGGAGCTGCTGCGGCGGTTGAGGCGTCGGCAGCGAAGACGAAACTGGTGAGCCCCAAGGATCTGACCTTCGATCCGATCAAGGGGACTCTGGAAGAGAAGGCGCCAGAGATGGGGAAAGAACTGCCTAAGCCGACGGCACTTGAGAGGGCGCTGGATAAGGCGAGCAACGGGAGGAGGTTCGACCTCACCGCGGATGAGAGGGTTGCTCTGAAGGGGCTGATGGATAAGCCTCTAGATAAACCCATCGTCGATGAACAGGGAAAGATTCTGGACCAGCAAGCTTTTGCCAAGGCTCGTGGATACAAGAACTCTCAACGGGGATCAATCGAACTGGGTGTACCAGAGTTCATCCGAAAGTGGGCACAGGGAACTAAGATTGCTACCGATAAGGGAGAGCCTAAGCAAGTCTTCCACGGGACGCAAGAACAATTCGATAAGTTTTCCGAAGACGAGATTGGAAGTGGAGATGGGCACGGCGATTGGGGTGACGGTTTCTACTTCACAGACAATCCCAAGGCGGCAGATACTTACGCTGAAGGTTCCGGGGGCAATGTTCGTCCTGCCTATCTGAAGATGAAAAACCCCGCTACGCTGGAAGATCTAAAGGCTGACCCTGAACTGCGAGATGCTATTGGGGACTACGGCTTCGAAGGGCTGTTGAAGAAGAAAGGATTTGATGGTGTTGACATTAAGCATTCTGATGGTAGTCATGAATATGTGGTTTACGACACCAAGCAGATCCACGGGCGTTTCAGCCGAGAGGCGGGATCGATTGATCCGAAACTGCTGGCAAGGCTCACCGCGGTAGGGCTGGGTGCCTGGGCCGGTGCGTACTTCGACGACGAGAACCAAGCAGAGGGGGCTATCATGGGAGGGGCCGGAGCCCTCGCTGCTGCTGCTTTCCCGGTCCGCGGCTTCGTCAACACAATGAAGAAGTTCGCCGCCGAAGACACCCGGATTAAGATTAATGAGCTGGCGGATGCTCACGAGAAGTATGTGAAGCTCGCTGCCAACGACGTCTGGGCTCTGCAGAAGAAGGTGGAAGAGTTGGAGCCGAGTAAGGCGGGGAGAGAGAAGATTACCCACGCTATTGAGGCAGGGGATCTGACCAAACTCAACCCCAACCAAATCAAAGCCGCGCACATTGTCAAAGATTACTTCACGGGGATCGGGGAGGTGGCGAGTCTCGAAGGGGTGTTGACTTCCGCCCGGGAGAATTACGTAACCCACCTCTGGGACTGGTCGAAGAACAAGGGGCTGTTTGAGAAGTGGATGGATCGGGGGACGGGTGCTCCTGGGATGGGGGTGCATAATCGGTTTGCGGAAGAGCGGTCGGTGCCAACAATCGAGGCGGGGAAGGCCCAGGGGCTCACTCCATTGACCGAGGATATCTCTGCGATCATGGGGATCTATGGGAACTCCATGAGCCGATCGATCGCGAACTCGGTGTTCACCCGAGCGTTGAAGAACGAGAAGGTACCAGGGACGAATATGGGGCTGGTGATAAAGGCAGAGGATGCCCCGCACTCTTACCAGAGCATTAACAACCCGGCGATGCAGGAGCTGAGGGTACACCCCGATATCGCTCCGAGCCTTAAGATGCTTTACGATGTAAGCTCCCCCGGTGCGGCGATGAAGATCCTGCAAGGGGTGTCTGACACCTCGAAGAGGGCGGCCGTGGGCTTCTCGCTGTTCCACGCGAAGGCATTGACCGACGCGATGGTTGGGGGAACAAAGCTCACCAAGATCCCGGGTAATGTGGCGAGGAACTGGAGGGGGATGTTCCAGCCTGCGACCAACATGTACCTTGAGGAACTCAAGAAGGGGAGTGCTTCGCCGCTGGTTGAGAGAGCGGCTGAGGGAGGGCTGAAATACTCTCTTGAAGGAGAGGGTGCGGGGGTGGAGGACGCCGGGAACAGCTTCTACTCCGCGATGACGTCGGTGCAAGAGGGACTGGGCAAGATGATCCCGCACGCGGGGCTTCCGGTCAAGGGCCTCATCGAAGTCAACAAGAAGCTCGATACCTACATGTGGGCGCGGTTGCACGCGGGGATGAAGCTCAATGTGTTCGCGGACAAGCTCCAAGAGCTCACCGACAACGCCGCGAAGAAGATGCAGAAGGATCCGACGAAGGCACTGACGTCGGATCAAGCGGCAAGGATTGCAGCGAGCTACACCAACGATCTGTTTGGGGGATTGAACTGGCGTCGGGTGGCCGAGGATTCGAAGAGCTATCTCGGACGGCAACTGGGACAGGCGATGCTCAACCCTGGTGCTCGCCGCGTGCTCGGCATCATGATGTTCGCCCCCGACTGGACTATCTCCACTACTCGAGCTGCGGTTAAAGCGTTTGGAGGGAAGCCGGACTTCCTCCGCCCCACCACGCTTGCAGGGTTGCACCAACAGTATCTTATCCGCGCCGCCATGTACTACCTCGTGGTAGGCGATGCCATCAACTACACAATGAGCGGTCACCACCTCTGGGATAACAAGGATCCCACGGTCTTGGATATGGACCCGAAAGGGGAGAGGCACATGCAGTGGTCAAAGCATACAATGGAACCGGTGCACTGGTTGACGAAGCCCGCACAACAGGCGATCAACAAGTTGGGGATGATTCCTCGGGAGGCAACTGAGCAGGCGCTCAAGGTTGATTACCTCTCTGCGAAGGGGCGGATGGCCCCGATGAAGGAACGTCTCCCCCACCTCGCCAAGAACTTCCTCCCTATCTCTGCCCAGCAAGCGGATCAAGGCGGAGCAGGAAGTATGTTCGCGGGGTTCGCTGGTGTTCCGATCTACGGCAAGACCGCGGAGCAGAAAAAGAAAGACCGCGAAGAGCAGCGGCGGAAGAAAGCGCGGGAGAAGCGGAAATGAAACCCCGGATCATTTGGCTGAGTCAACTAAGCCGTTGGATCTGTTTCGACCGCTTGACCACAGTTGTGGGACTTGGCCACAACCCCTCCGATGCTCTCCGTTGGTATCTATTCGGAAAGAAGGCGATCCATGGAACCGGTAGACACTAGGGCAGAAGTGCTAGAGGACGAGCTGCGTGCGCAGACGGACCTCGAGGACTGGGTGTGGAACGATTGCGACCTGCAAAGTGGGGAGGTGGAAGATGAAGATTCTGGTGATTGACACAAGTCAAGATGGAGTGCCATTCGCGATCCGCGCGCAGGCCCGGGGTCATGATGTCCGGATCTTTCAGCCTCCGCGGACCACAGGCGAGTCGCAGCTCGCGGGGAAGGGCTATGTCAACCAAGTGAGAGAGTGGAAGACCTCGATGAAGTGGGCCGACCTGATCGTCATGACCGGGAACTCGATGTACGGAGATGACCTCGAACCCTACTACGAAAAAGGCTTCCCGATCATCGGGTCGAACAAGAAGGCAGCGGCCCTCGAACTCGACCGGGCGTTGGGGGACTCCGCCCTCCGTCTCGTCGGCGTTGACACCCTCCCCTACGAAGTGTTTGACACGATCGACGAAGCTATTGCTCACGTACATAAGACCGGCATTACGTACGTATGTAAAGCCTGGGGTGGTGTCGAAGACAAGTCCTTGAGCTTCGTAGCCAAGTCTCCCGCCGACATGATCTTCCGCCTCCAGCAGTGCAAGCGCCTCGGCAAGATGAAGGGGAAGTTGATGCTCCAAGAGAAGGTGAAGGGAGTGGAGATGGCGGTCGCGGCTTGGTTCGGTCCGGGGGGGTTCAGCCAGTGGAAGCGCGAGGTGTTCGAGGAAAAGAAGTTCATGAACGAGGGACTGGGGCAAAACACGGGAGAGATGGGGACGACGATTCGTTATGTCAAGAAGTCCCAACTCTTCGACGAGGTCTTGGCTCCGATGGAGGATTACCTTCATGGAACAGGGTATGTGGGGAACGTGGACGTCAACTGTATCATCGTGGGCAACAAAGCTTGGCCGCTGGAGTTCACAATGCGTTTCGGCTGGCCCGGGTACAACATTGAGAGCGCCCTCCACGTCGGGGACGAAGCGGAACGACTCTACGACTTGTGGGATGGTAAGGATACCCTTCGTGTCCGAGAGGGAAAGATTGCCGTGGGAGTCGTTATGGCTCACGGTGACTTCCCCAACTTCAAGTGGTGTCCTGAGGAGGTATCTGGTCACCCGATCACGGGGATTACACCGGCTATGGAGCCTCACATTTGGCCGCAGTGGATCATGAAGAAGAAGGCACCGGTGATGAAAGGGGATAAGGTGGTGGAAGAAGAGACTTGTTGCACCGCAGGTCACATTCCTTTCACTGTCACCGGGGTTGGGGATACAGTGGAGGCGGCACGGGAAGAGTGCTACAACCGTGTGTGGAAGATCGACTGGCCCTCCAACCGCATGTTCCGCACCGACATCGGCTGCCGCCTCGAAGGCCAGCTGCCGAAGCTCCAAGCCCACGGCTATGCAAAGGGGATGAAGTATGACTAAACCCGTTCGCGGCCGCGCCGACTTTCTCGACCTGGGTAATTGGAATGCTCAGTGCTCCATGTGCGGGCGCAAGCGCAAGGGCGGAGACCTCGTCCGGAACTGGCAAGGGTTGTGGCGTTGCCCGGAGCACAACGAACAGCGCCAACCTCAAGATTTCGTTCGCCCTGTTGCCGACAATCAGCTCCCACCGTTTGTCCAGACTGCTACCTACAACTTCGTCTACGTCTGCGACCCGGAAGGGGTGACAGCTATTGCAGATTATGCGGTAGCTGACTGTGCGATTGCCGACTTCATTTCTCCTGCTTTCGATCCAACCGTAACGGATTAAACTATGGCCGACACTAACTTCATCTCGCGCGTCACCAACATCACAGCCGCTTGGCTAAACGATGTAAATGCGGCGGTCTATAAACTCACCTCGCTCATCACCGGAGCCATTGTCAGGACCCCTGCCCAGAGGGCAGCCGACTATGTTTCGGTGAAAGACTTCGGGGTAGTGGGCGACGGTGTCACGGACGATACAGCTGCGATGCAGCTGGCTATCAACTCTTCTCTGCAGCTGTTCCTCCCGCCGGGCAGTTACCTTTGTGGACAGTTGATCTGGCGCTCTGGCGTATGTCTTGTTGGGGTAGCAGGAGCAGCTTCAAAGTTCGTCGTGAAGGCGGGTACGAGCGACTTCATTATCGGAACGTCCTTGAGCAACGTGTTGCTGCGAGACTTCTACATCGACTGCAGTAACCAAACGGTTGGCGGTGGGTGCGGACTTAAGCTCACTGGGCTGACGGACTCTGCTATTCGTGGAGTTACCGTCTACAACGCTGGGTCCTTTGGCTGGTTGATCTTCTCCGCGGTTCGCTGCAAGTTCATCGGGAATACCATCAACACGACTCGTATGTGGGACGGGATGACGATTACGACAGGCAGCTCCGACTGCGTAATCGCGAACAATGTAGTGCTGAACTCCTACGACTCGGGGATTGGGCTGACCAATACCCTCAACATGAGCGTGACAGGGAATGTGGTCGACCGGCAAAAGGTTGCTGGGAACTGGTTCGCGCCTGGGATTGACGCCGCGGGGGCGATCAATGCGACAATCGCAGGGAACTTCGTCATCGGAAACCAGTACGGGATTAGCCTACTGCTTCATCCCAATTCCGGGGTCTTCCCAAAGCGCTGCACAGTCACCGGGAACACGATTGCCGATGGGCAGTATGGCATTATGCTGGGGTACGCCGCCCCGGCTGCTGTGATCTTCACCGGGTCTACCGCGACAAGTGTTTTGACCGTGACGGCCGTTTCGGGGGTATTTACTGTCGGCATGACCGTGACGATGCCGGGGGTGGCAGCGGGGACAACGATCTCTTCGTTCGGGACCGGAACGGGTGGGACGGGGACCTATAACTTGTCAACGACTCCCGGGACTATTGCTTCCGAAAGCGGAACCGCGGGCACGATTACCGGAGCTCTGCAGGAGATCACTGTCTCCGGGAATACCGTTTTCAGCCAAGACGTCCACGGCATCCACATTGACACTGCGACTTCAGACATCCTCATCTCTGGAAATACGGTGACGTATTGCAGTGGTAATGGCATCAACACGGGAACCTCTGCCGGAGTGACCCTCTCCGGCAACCAATCCCGTAACAACGTCGGCACCGGCATCAACTTCAGCTCCGGTAACACCGAAGTAACGATGATTGGGAACGTGTCGAAGGGTAATGGGGCGGACTATGGCGGGTTCAATGCCGGGCTTACAAGCGCAACGAACCGCGATTCCACGGGGTTCGTCAATGCCTATGGTGCCTTGGGCGATCAACTCTTTGGAAGTGCTATCGGGAACAACACTACCGGACCGAAGTGGTATGGAGGGGTTATCACCGCAGGGAACAACGGGTGGCAGGTAAACCCCGAAGCCGACGGAACCACGACGGCGAAGTTGCAGAGCTTCGTCAACAATGTCGGAGCGCGGTTGCACGCTGTCTTCTACAACAACAACGGACAGGTGGGGAGCATCAGCACCACCGGCAGCGCGACAGCTTTTACCACCTCGTCGGACTATCGGCTGAAAGAAGGCGCCACTCCGGTGGATGGCGAGGCCGCTCTTGCCGCCGTGATGTCGTGGCCCATCAAGACTTTTCAGTGGAAAGCCTCTGGGGCCGCGGATGTGGGAGCCCTTGCACACGAACTGCAAGCCGTCAAACCTTCCGCCGTTGTAGGAGAGAAAGACGAGGTAAGAACGACGGAGACAGGGGAAGAGATCATCGTCCCCCAGGGAGTTGATTGGTCCAAGTGCGTCCCGGAACTCATCGCAGCGGTCCAATATCTCGCTACGAAGCTCCCGAAGGCTTAACCGCCGATGTACTTCACCATCATCCCGTGGGGGCCGGAGACGAGGGCGACCTGTCCACCTTGAGTAAACGACGATAGAATACCGGCGAAAGCCTTCGCATCGGGGAAGTAGGATTGCGAGAAGCGGAAAAGCTCCTTGTATTCCACTTCCCCTTTCTTCTGGATGAACTCCAAGATTTTTGAAGCTTGCTGCACCTCTTCCGACTTCCCGACCTTCGAAAAGACGAAGTGGGCAGAGTCCTCGGTGGAACAGAGCATTGTGTTGGCTATCTGGATGTCGTTGAAGGTAATGACGGGTTCGTCGCGCTTCGAGGCAGCGATCACCATCGCGAGCTTGTGGAGATGGGCTTGCTTCCGCGCGAGATAATTATTCACCCAATCCTGGTTGTCAAGGGAATAGGTGGTTTCCCAGAGATGGGCGTACCACGCCTCCCCCCAGGCTTCTGCTTCCGGGTCGAGGCGGTACTCGCCGAAGAGGTTTGTCGCCATCCACTCAAGGTCGTGGATCAGGTCGGCACGGAGAGAGGTATAGTCGAATTGCGCCTGATTCTTGAGGTAGGCGATGGGACGCTCCTTCTTATCCCCGTAGACGAAAATGCAGCGCGAAGTGAAACCTCCACCAATGGTATTCGCGTCCATGTTTGAGGCGATCCACTGCGGCGTGGTACACGCAATGAGATTGATCCAGGGGGCCTCCACCATATCGTTCCCGGAGCCTTTTGTTTGCTTCTCGAACCGCTTCCGCCCATCCCACAAGGTGATGTGGAGGTTCACCATCTTCGTGTCCTTGAAGTCCATATACATCCCGAACTCCGAGGCAAGAATGGTTATGGGAGACTGCGGGTACCAGTCGTCGCCGATACGAAAAGACTCCGCGGAAGCTGCAAACGTAGTTACGAGGGATTGCCATGTGACCTCATCAGGGCCGAAATGGATACCTGGAACTTCGCGCAAAAGATCCATCGATCCATCGGCAGTGGTTGACTTCGTAGCGATCCCTGGAGGGGCAACGAAAACAATAAAGAACGAGGGGAACCATTGGAACTTGACTTGGTCGAACCAGACATGTCGTCGAAGAGCACCAGCAACGGCCGAGACCCCTGCCCAAAAGTGGAAGATTTTCGGCGCTTCGGAGATTGATGCGTATTGGACATAGGAGTCGAGCCAACTTTCAAGACGTCTAGGCACATTCGCCCCAGGACTTGGTAGAGGTTTTGATCCCGATCGGGATGATCAGGGGCTCTTCGTAGGGAACTACAACGCGGCCGGCGTCCTCGAGCGCGGCAATCGCGCGTGCACGGTCAGTGATGAAGAACTGACCATCGAGGGAGTCGTGGACCTGCATGAGAACTTGGATGAGGTCGCGGTGGTTGTTCCAGAGGTTCATCCAAATCCGATTAATGACACACCCCGTCGTCGACTGCGGTACCCAGGCAATCGCTTCACGAAAGGTTGAGTCGTCAATGCGCCCAAAGAAGTCGAACGTATAACCAAAGCGGTTCTGAACACGATGTGTGCGGCGTACTTCTTCGCAAAAAGCCTCTTGCCACTTTTTGATAGCAGGATACTTGCCAAAATACCACGCTTGCGTGCGAGCCGCTTCATGCACGGTGAGTCCGATCCGCTGTGCCAGCCCCTGGGGAGTTCCCAGGAAATGCGTGCCATGGCCAAACTTCTTGAAATCATCGTACTTCTTGTTGAGCGTACCGTCTGGATTGAACTTCTTGATGGTCGGGTCACGATGGAACTCCCGGGCAGTCTCAATGTAGGGGTCGCGGCCCTCGGCCAGCATCGCCTTCATTTCGGTGCAATTCGACTCCCACACAACGGTGCGGAGGTCGGCCTTTGAAAGGTCGACGTCGAACCACTCATACCCCTCGTCCGGGATGAACATGGTACGGACGTCAGGGAGGTCGAGGTCGATATCGCTCTCGTCATCCCCCTTCTTGTTCGTCACGTTCTGGAGATTGCGGCCGGTGCCGAATGCATTCTCGGAGCTGGAAAAGCGGAACGACTTTGTCCCACAGATGTTGTAGGAAGTGCGAGCGCGGAGGTCCTCGTCCAGCCGCATCTCCGCCCAATCCGACTTCATCTTCTTGATCGCCCGAAGCTCCTGGATCTTCCGGAAGATGGGGCGGGTGATGAGTTCCTTGCCCTTGAGATTCTCGATCGCCGCGTCGTCGAGGGTGGCGACCTTTCCGCCAGGGGTTCGCTTCCAGTTGATCGGGAGGCCCAGGTCGTCATAGAAGAACGCCTTCATCTGGTTGGAGGAGTTGACGTTCAGGGGGTGCCCGCAGACACGATCCAGCCACGTCTGTCGCCGGTCAATCTCCCCCTGGAGGTAGGTCGACAACCTCGCCTTCTCCTTGAGGTCGATCCGGACTCCGCGAATCATGCAGTCGAGGACGGGGAAGAAGAGAGCTTGCTGGAACGAGTCGACGGAGGCGAGTTGGCGCTCGATTAGAGCCTTGGCTTCGGCTTCCCCAACCTCGCGGGTGTACGTGCAGTCACGACAGTTGTATGCCCACAAGTCCTCTTGGGTTTCATGTTTGTTGGCTTGCATTACACCCAGCTCCTTCCCTTACCGATATTGCGGATAGTTCTTTCAGACACCCCAAACTCTTTTGCCAGAAGATGTTTATCTACCCCATGATGGTAGTAAATAGCAATTTCTTCTGCTTGAGCTTTTGTAAGCTTACAGTTTCTGCTGTTCTGATTTTGCTCTGCGTAGGTAGCCCAACGGCAATTATCTTTGCAGTAATTTCCTTCGTTGTCTATTCGATCTAAGGTTAAGCCTTCTCGCCACGAAGGCTCCATATCCCTAGCAAAATTGTCGTAGAAAGCCCACGAAGGATCATAAGAAATTCCTCTTGCGCCGTGAGTATAAAACCTATTGCAGCTAG